TTAATTAAAAATAGCACTCAATCGTCGGGCAGGGAATTAAGCCATCTGAAGAAAGGTAGGTGATGAAAGTGTTCAAGGACAGGCTTAAAAAAGTAATGGTAGATCAAAATATCAACCAAGTAGAGTTGTCCAGAATCTGCGGTGTAAGTAGATCGACCGTCAGTAAGTGGATGTCTGGAGATTCGGAACCGACAAAAGCAAGACGAAATGAGATTGCAGAAGCATTTGATCTTCCAAAGAATTACTTCGAAGAGATAGTAATTCCTAAAAAGAAAATAGAGACGTTAACCCCGAAAGAAGTTGCGTATTTGATGGGAATGGGTGTTCCAACAATCGAAAAAGGACTGATTCAAGGGATTTTTCCATGGGGATATGCAATCCGGACAAGTGAAAAAAAGCACAGGTATTTCATAAATGCAAAAAAGTTTTTTGCAACTGAAATGATAAGTGTTTGAGAAAGGAGCATGAGATGAAAAGTGAAACAAAAGCAATGATCTGCACGGCAGCAGTGCTGATCGCATGTGGAATCTTTAAAGAATTAGCTGCAGTGTGTTTGATCACAGCAGTAGTGTTTGAGGAAGGAGTGAAGAGGTTTGATGAATGAGAAAGAAAAAAGTGCCCACGGAGCGGCAACTCCAATGAGCACAGATATCAATAGTTTATCATCAGAAAAGTATAACACAGATCGGAAGAAAAGTGAAATCAGAAAATTAGCAGTTGAGATCTTTGATCTATCTTTGCAGCTACAAGAAATGACAGATGGAACTATAGACTGGATAGATTGGCGAGAACCAGGTGTTCCATGTGTACAAGCTGAATATCACGGAGCTACCGCAGTGCTAAGCGTTAGGATCTGGGAAAATGGTTTTAATGCAGAACAGCAACCTGATTACAGTACAATGCTGTTCCTGGATAATCAGCACTGTATGAACGAAGCAAAGTATCTGAAAGAAAAATTAATGGGATTATTAGAAGAAAGAAGAGGAAATGACAATGGGAAAGATGATTCTGATCAAAACTGATAATGAGGTAAAAGAGCTGGAATATCCAGATGAGGGACTTAAATCATGGAAAAAGTTGAAAGAACACATTGGAAACAGATGTGAGTTAATTGAACACGTACAGCCCAAGAGATTATATACAGAGATCGGTGCAGGAATTGAGATTAAAAATGTGCCGGGATCAAAAGTAAGCATGTTGGTTGATGAAGAATTTTATTTTCACTGTGACAAAACCAAATTAAATAAGATAGCTTCATGGCTGTATGAGACAGATCGCCATGGATACCCGATTCTTGGTAATGCTTTGATCATTGGAGAAAAGTATGGAAATGCAGGAATTGAGTTTTGTGAAATGTCAGAAGAACAGTTTAATATCGTGTTTCCTAAATTAGAAGAACTGGGAAAGAGGTTTAAAGATGCAGGAAATTGAGATCAGCAAAGGAATCAAACGGATCCAGTTCGATTCCTTTGATTCCTGGTTAAATGCAAGGCATGGGATTGGTGGATCTGATGCATCTGCAGTGTTAGGTCTTAGCCCTTATAAAACTAACGTTGATCTATACTTAGAAAAAATAGGACAGAGAGTACCTGCAGATATCTCCGGAGAAGATTATGTAAGGTATGGACATGATGCGGAGCCGTTGCTTAGATCGCTGTTTGCACTTGATCATCCAGAATACAAGGTTGAATACTTCGGAGATAACATGATCCGGAATGAAAAGTATCCATGGGCACATGCATCTTTGGATGGAGAACTAACCGATCAGGATGGTCGCAAAGGAATCTTAGAAATCAAGACAACTAATATCCTGCAAAGTATGCAACGTGAAAAATGGAGAGATCAGATTCCGGACAACTATTACATCCAGGTATTGCATTATCTGCTTGTCACAGAATATTCATTTGTGGAGTTGAGAGCACAGCTTAAATCAGTGTGGCAAGGGCAGATCCAGCTACAAACAAAAGATTATCATATTGAGCGATCAGATGTAGAAGAAGATATTGAGATATTAAAGCAGGCAGAAGAAGAGTTCTGGCAGAAAGTTTTAAAAAGACAGCAACCGAACTTGATTCTTCCAGAAATTTAAAAGGAGAAATTGTCATGAATCGATACGAAGAATATATGAAAGAGGTTCAGGAAAAGAAAAAAGAAAATCAGGCTATTGTAAATAAAATTGTGGAGATTTTAAAAGGCAATAACCTGACTGTTGAACATATTGAAGCCATCTTAAATATGACTCGTGAAGAGGTGATTAAAAAGGCGCACTTATAACAGAAATCAATAAAGGAGAAATACATGGAATTTAAGATATACAATCCGCAGGAAGAAGGATTCCTGAAAGAGATTGACTGGAACTATGAAGAGTTAAAAACAGAGATCCAGGGAAAAGCGAATGATTACATGAATCTGGTTTATACAGCAGATCAGGTAAAAGATGCCAAAAAAGATCGTGCAAATCTTAATAAATTTGTGGAAGCTTTAGAGAGCAAACGAAAAGAAATAAAAAAACAGATTACAGAACCATATTCAGCATTTGAGAAACAAGAGAAAGAACTGATTGGTATTGTTAATAAAGCAATTACAAATATTGATACGCAGATCAAAGGATATGAAGAAGCAACAAGACAGGAAAAACTTGAAAAGGTCAAAGAAATCTATGCAAAAACAATCGGTGGACTTGCTGATGTAGTAACGTTTGACAAAATTTTTAAAGAATCCTGGCTGAATGTATCAACAACGTTTAAATCGATCACAAAGGAAATCACAGAAATTCGTGACAAGGTTGACAATGATTTATTTGTGATCAATGCAGACACGAGTTCCTTTGCTTATGAGATGAAAGAAGAGTATCTAAAGAACTTTGATCTCACTGCAGCGATTAACAAAAAACAAAAATTAGAAGAGACAGCAAAGCAGAAAGCAATATATGAAGAACAACTAAAAGAGGAAGAGGAACAAAGAAAACAACGATCACAAGAAGAAGCAAAGAAGGTAGTATTTGCAGGTAAAAGCACAGAAAAGCCAGTAAAAGCACAGAAGCCAGTGAATACAGGAGAAAAAATATCAACGATCACATTCCGATGTACTGTAAAAGAACATAACTTTAAAGAAGTTAACGCAAGACTCAGTCTAGTACAAAAAGTATGTGAAGAATTTAAAATCATAGATCCAAAGGAGGAATTATAAAATGGCAGTTGGAAACAGTTTAGCAAACAGACAGCAGAAAACAGGATTAACGGCATATCTTACAAATGATGCTGTAAAAAATCAGATTAATAATGTAGTCGGTGGTAAAAACGGAGATCGTTTCATTGCTTCTATTGTATCTGCAGTACAGGTTAATTCAGATTTACAGGAATGTACAAATCCATCAATCTTAAGTGCTGCACTACTTGGAGAGTCTTTAAAACTCTCTCCATCACCACAGCTTGGACAGTATTACATGGTTCCATTCAGAAACAACAAAAAAGGATGTAAAGAAGCACAGTTTCAGCTTGGTTATAAAGGATACATTCAGTTAGCGATCCGCTCAGGACAGTACAAAAAACTAAACGTTCTGGCAATTAAGGATGGGGAATTGGTTCGATTTGATCCACTGAATGAAGAAATCGAAGTAAATCTGATCGATGATGAGGAAGTAAGGGAAGAAGCAAAGACGATCGGATACTATGCAATGTTTGAATATACAAACGGTTTCCGAAAAGCTATGTACTGGTCCAAAAAGAAAATGGAAGCACATGCATTAAAGTATTCCAAAGGGTATGCAGCAAAAAAAGGATATACATTCTGGGAGAAAGATTTTGATGGAATGGCTTATAAGACAATGCTTCGCCAGCTGATCAGTAAATGGGGAATCATGAGCATTGATATGCAGAATGCAATGGAATCTGATATGGCGGTGATCCATGAAGATGGAACAAAAGATTATGTAGATACAGTTTCAGAAGAAAATATTGTAGCAGATCAGGATCTGCAGGAAGCAGTAGAGGAAATGACAGAACCAGAGAAACAGGAACCGCAGGAAGAAACAACAAAAGAAGAACCACAGCAGTTCTTTAAATAAAAGAAAGGAGCAACACGATGAAACATTTTAATTTAGAGGAGTTTGCAGGAGGGAAGCTTTCAGTACAGCTCAATAAGGCTTTAGAAAAAGTCACTGAAAACATTCAGGATCCCAACACAGATGCACAGAAGGTAAGAAAGATTAATGTGTCAATCTCTCTTCGTCCAAACGATGAGAGAAATTTTGTATCAACTACAGTTGAAACGAAGTTAAGTCTTGCACCAGAGCTTGGAGCTACAACAGTCCTGAGTATGGGACGTGATCTCCGTACCGGAGAGGTTGAAGCGATCGAGATTTTTAACCAGATTCCGGGACAGATGAGCGTCAATGATGTGATTGATCAGGAAGAGGAAGAGCCACAGAAAGCCTTTGATCCGGACACTGGGGAAATCTATGAACCAAGCAACAAAGTCATTGATTTAAGAAAAGCAAAACAGGCATAAACAGGAGGTACATAACAATGGATAACACATTTTTAAGAGAAGCAATGGAACATATAGAAGAATTGACAGACAGTGCAAGAGAGCCACATGTTGTAGAAATCGCAGGAAAGACTTATTGCGATAAATCAATGTCAAGATACGACAGAGAAGAAATGGCAGATCCTCTGACAGCAACAAGCCTTAATTCTCTGATCGATTATATCAGTGGAAAGAGTGAAGAGTTAAGAGAATCTATGATCATTCACGTAGAATCTCCAACAAGCGTAAGATTACTATCTGGTCTTACACGGGAAAGAAATCGAGAAGAATTATTCCGCGTAGGTACAAATCCAAATGGTTTTGATTTCGATCATTACTATGATCAGGAAGCGTTTGTAATTAATATGCAGACTGCCTTTAAACAGAGTGATGAAACAGAACTGATTCTTTCAGTTGCCGGAAACGTAGAAAATAAAACAGTGGCCAACTATGGAGATGATGGAGTCAGCCAGAAAGCTACGATCACAAAAGGCATTGCAGGAAAAGAAGATGTGATCGTACCAAATCCAGTAACACTTCGCCCATATCGTACCTTCCTGGAAGTAGAACAGCCAGAAAGCAAGTTTATCTTCCGAATCAGAGAAGGTTCTGATGGGCAGCCAATGTTTAAATTGGTAGAAGCTGATGGTGGTCTCTGGAAGTATGAAGCTGTAGATGCTATCAAGAAATATTTAACAGAGAATTTACCGGAAGAACTGTTAAAAGTGATCACGATCATCGGGTAACAGTTATGGAGACAGTTAGATTTACAGTCCCTGGTGCACCGAAAGGAAAAGCCAGGGCGAAAACTGTCCGTAGTAAAAAAGGTGGAACATTCTCATATACGCCAGAAGGTACTATGTTATACGAGAATCTGATCAAGTGCTGTTACAGGCAGGAATCAAACAACATCATTTTTAATGACGGACAGCCCTTAAAAGTAACGATCATAGCTTATTATCCGATCGTTAAGAGTACAAGCAAGAAAAAGAAACAACAGATGTTGGAAGACCTTATGTTTCCAACGAAGAAACCAGACATTGATAACATTGCAAAAAGTATTCTTGATGCTTTGAATAAACTAGCATACAGGGATGATACGCAGGTGGTAACGCTGCATATGGAAAAGCATTATGCAGAGGACCCACGAGTTGAAGTAGAGATAGAAGAAATCAAAAATGGATGATTTGAATTTTCCAAAATGGAATCCTAGATGGCAAACAATCAGAAATATCAATTCAGATAATCTAAAAATCCGATATAAAGCATTGAGAAACGCATCTTCTAATTTTATCGCTAGGAAAGATGTAAAAGAGTATATCAAAGCAAAGTATCAGAATAAATGCTGTATATGTGGCAGCAGAGAGCATTTACAAATAGATCATGTTGTATCTGTTCTTCAGTTTGCGCAAAAGAGACTTCCATACAAAGATTTAAACAAAGAAGATAATTTAGCATTGTTATGTAGAAGCTGCAATGCAGCGAAAGAACCATAAACTGAAGGTGGTGTTCTTAAAGTGGGCCGTAAACCCAAAACAGGACTAGATTACTTTCCTAAAGATGTCGATTATTACGACGATTTTAACATCATGGATCTGATGAACGAATATGGTCCATTAGGACAGACCATCTATGATGTTGTTCTATGCATGATTTATCATGAAGGATATTACCTGGAAGTGCCTAAAATGGAGCAGTTAGCGGTAAAAATAATCAAAACCATTGGTAACCGCTGGGTAAAGAAAAAAGACTTTGTGTTACAAGTAATTCATTATTGTGCGGAGATAGGTCTTTTCGATCAAGACCTCCTGAATCAAAATGTTATTACCTCTGTTGGAGTTCAGCGACGCTATAAAGAAGTGACTGTTAGGAACAAAGTCGATAGAAGTAAATATTGGTTGATTGATGAAAACGGTCAACCTTTATTAAATGCACCACAAAATAGCATTTCTGTAACAGAAACAAGCATTTCTGCAACAGAAAAAGATATTTCTGCAACAGAAAAACGACAAAAGGAAAGTAAAGTAAATAAAAATATATATTATAGCAATCCAGATCTGAACAGAGAGTTCTGTCTTTATCTTGATATGAGGAATCATACTGGACCAACATTATCTGCAGAACAGATCAATGCCTTGAAAGAAGAACTAGATTCTCTGGCTGAGAATGATTCTGATAAATTGGGCATTGTAAGAAAAGCATTTGGTGGAGGATATAAGAGTTTCTTCCCTACATCAAAGAAACGGAAGAAATCAACACCGAAACCAAAGAAAGAAGAAACTATACACAATTTTACACAGCGAGAAGTCAAAGATTGTGATTATGAGAATCTGGAAAGACAGTTATTAAAGAAACAGTTAGGAGATGACATAGTGTATGGATAGGATTGAACAGACAATCAGTAGTGTTGAAGTTGCTGAGATGGTAGGTAAAGCACATAACAAACTGATGAGAGACATAAGAGAATACATTGATCAATTAGCACAGTCCAATCTTGGACACGACGAATTTTTCAATGAATCAACATATGTAGATAATAACAATCGAACTCGACCATGTTACCAGATCACAAAGAAAGGATGCGAATTTATTGCTCACAAGCTTACAGGTGTAAAAGGGACAGAGTTTACAGCAAAGTATATTGATAGATTTCACACGATGGAGCAAATCATTGCAGATCATATCCCACAAGGAAAGGAATTGCTAGCGTTAGCAGTATTAGAAGCTCAAAAGACAATAAATGATCTACAGAGTAATAATGCTGCATTGTTAGAAGATAACAAGAGAATGAAACCAAAGGAAGCGTTTGCCGATGCTGTGTCCACGAGCGATACATCTATCTTGATTGGAGAGTTAGCTAAGATTCTTCGGCAAAACGGAGTGCACACAGGTCAGAATAGATTGTTCGCATACCTGAGAAATAATGGATACCTGATCAAAGGTGGATCAAGCAAAAATATGCCAACGCAGAAATCCATGGAAGCAGGGTTGTTTGAAATCAAGGAAAGAACGATCACAAATCCAGACGAGAGCATAAGAATAACAAGAACAACGATGGTTACTGGTAAAGGGCAGCAGTACTTTATTAATAAGTTATTGGCAGTAATGTAAAGTAGAAAGGAGTACCATCACAGACAACTTAATTCTTTACCTGATTAAGATTTCTCAAGTAACTATTAACAAATCATACGATGTAAACATATTTTTTCAAGTTTCTGTTTATTTTCATGATCTAGATTCAGTATTACAATTATCATTTTGCAAACCACAAACAAGGAATCGCAATGAATTATACAATCAGGCAAAAAGTAATAGGACAGTGATTGGGATAATTCATTGTTTCAGGTAAAGAATTAAGTTGTCTGTGATCATACGAGTAAGAGGAAATAACGATGGGAAAATTAGATAAAGAGCAGGAAGCAAGAATGGCAGGAATGGCATATGCGTTAGGCATTGCAGAAAAAAAGGGAATTGATGGATTAAGAAAAGAGCTTCAGATACGAGGAGCATTGAGAGTTGGACTTCTGATCGACAACGACAGATTAGATAAAGCTTTTGAAATCCTAGCAACAACACTCTATGGAAACATCATGACAACAGCATTATCAGCACTGGCAGATAGCGAAGGCTTTGGAGAAAAGAGGCTTCGAAGATTCAAAGAAGCATATGATCATAAATCCATGTGCCTGGTATCTCTGGATCAGTACGCAGAACATTTTGTAACATTTGAAGACATGGCAATTGATTTAAAGAAACGTTATAACATCGACATGAATGCAGAAATGATTGCATCAAACCAGGAAGTGATCGATAAAGGGCGAAGAGTGTTACCGAATGTGATCAAGTTATTGGAGCGTGAAAATCAGCACGAAGCAGCAGACGTATTAAGAGAGCATTTACATGAGGCGGTGGCAGTATGGTAAACAAGAAAGAATTTAAAGGCTACATCTGTGAGATCACAGGCAAGAGAATCAATGAGATGAAGTTGTGTCCGGATAAGCAGCAGAAGTTAAAGGTTCGGATCAAGTGCGATAAGGGTTGCATTTATTGTGAGAAGGAAGTGATCGATAATGACCGATGAAGAAAAAAGAATGGTGGAATTTAACAACTACATAGATGACTTGATTGAATTTATGAATGGGGAAAATGATGACTTTGAACCGATTCCGATACCAAAAGAAGTTGATGATGAAATGCAGAAAGATCGTTTCTATTAATTGTTAAAGAAAGTTAAGGAACAACTAATATACCAATTAATACATCAACTAATGGAACAATACAACAGTTGATGTATCAACCAAGAGATTAAGGAGAAGAGAATATGAATGAACAGAACATAATACATTTAGACAATTTGACTGAAGAAGAAAGAGAACAGTTTACAAAAGTGTTAGGCAAAGCGAGTGAAGAACCGAGCAAGGAAAGTCGTGTGTGGAAGCCTAAAAAAATAGACCAATATTATTACATAAACGATTTTACCGATGTATGTACAGATACTTGGCAAGAAGCCGGTGCTGATTATAAAAGATTTAAAATTGGGAATGTATATAAAACGAGAGAGGAAGTGTGCTTTGCATTAGAAAGAGCAAAGGTAAAAGCAGAACTGAAAAGATACGCATTAGAGCACAATGATCCCGAAAAGGAAGCATGGAATAATGACAACGGTCATTATATGATTGCGTTTAATCATAGAGTAAATGATCTTTTTATAACACGGGGATATTACATAGAAGAAGAATCAGCTACATGTTTTACATCAGCTCCTATTGCTCGTGACGCAATTGAAGCGGTGGGAGAAGAAAGAATCTTAAAATACATTTTCGGTGTAGAGGTAGAAGAATAATGGGCAAAGTCAGACAACGATTAGGAAAAGCCTATATCCACACAAAAGAAGAATCCATCCAGAGTATTATCATCGATGCTTTGGTAGATCACGGATATGACGTGGATGTTGAGGTTACAGATAACGGAACAGGAAACGAAGTAGTATCATGTGAGATTTACGATGTGGGGGGGCAGTAAGAAATGATAACAACAAAAGATGCTGTAAAAGTATTAAGTTTAACACTAACAATCGCATGTTATGGAATTTATTTTTATTCCGACCGAAAAAAAGATTGCTATCAAGCTATTAAATTTTTGATACTGGGATCAATCATGCAGAATGTAACATTCCACTTGGAATAAAGGAGCGTTAAGAATATGGGAAAGACAATAGAGAAAATAGAAAGAGCGGCGAAAATGCTAAATGGACGACACATGCCGAAAGCATATGAAGTATACAAACACTTTAAAGGAAGTTTGTACGTTGTTATTACAGTGGCTCGTCATACAGAAACAAATGAATTATTTGTAATATATTCAGATATAAGAGAGATGCAGAGAATGTATGCTAGGCCATTACAGATGTTTATGAGTGAAGTAGATCACGAAAAATATCCAGATGCAAAGCAAAAATACAGATTTGAAAATATGATGGAGGGATAATTTATGATCATTGGATTTTTGAGCGGATTATTTATCGGATCAGTTGCAGGAGTGGCAGTAATGTCACTCTGTAGTGCAGCGAAAGAGAGGGATGAGTTATGACAATAACAGAGAATCTTACGGGTGTCGTGAAAGAGGATCATGAGAGAGTGAAGACAGTAACGGACATCTTGGAAGAAGTAAAGCAGGAGATGTGTGATGATTATTGCAAGTATCCAACTATTGTAAATGATAGAGAAGATTTATTTGCAGATAACAGTCCATGTACGAAATGCCCGTTAACTAAATTATAAGGAGTTGATACATAAATGGCATATAGAGATTGTCCGTGCCTAAATTGTAAAGATAGATCACACGGATCAAAGAGAGTTGCTTGTCAGACAGGATGTGAGAAGTATCTTTCTTGGAAGGCAAAGGAACAGGAATTAAGAAGAAGAGAGAAAGAATCACGGCCTTATTACTCAAATGCAAGAAAAGCGATCATAAGAAACCGCCAGATGAAAAGAAAGAGCGGTAGGCAGATATGATTGATCCATGCAAAGCCTGTGCAGAGATAATCTGCATGGGCATTTGTGCCGATCGGGTACTATACAAACAAGAGTACCAGGAGATGACAGACCGGATAAGGCAGCAGATAATAAATCGTAACAGGAGGGGAGAACGTGGACAAGAACGTACTGATCCAATATTGTGACATGAAAGAAGAAATTAAAGATTTAAGGAGAAGAATCACAGAGACTGAAAAGCAGATCTTCAGAATTGCAGAAGAAGGAACGGTAAAAGACACAGTAAGCGGCGGTATGGGAGGAATACAGCACTTTGTTGTTGAGGGTATGCCAGTACCAGAGTTAAGACGAAAGAGGCTGCTGCTTAATAAACGAAAAGCTATGTTGATCAAAAAGGAAAATGAACTTTTAGAATTAACAAATCAAGTAGAACAGTATATAAGTAGCATCGAAAAAAGTGAATTGAGAACTATTTTTCGACTGTATTATATTGATGGAATGACATGGACACAGGTAGCGCACAGGATGAATGCCATGCATCCTAAAAGAAAGATTGCGTACAATGAAAAGAACCTGCAGAAGAGAAATGAAAGATTTTTTGCAGAAAATGAATAAATGTCGCTCCATGTCGTACGAAAATAGTTTAATATATAGACTAAACATTTTGTGTATTGATACTATACGAAAAGTTCTTCTTTAATGGTATGTATTTCGAAGTAAGAAAGCTCGAGAGATTTTTTAAATCATCTCGGGTTTTTCTTATGCAAAATACACATAAAATACACACTAGGCGTTGACTTATACACACTAAATGTGTATAATATAATCATAAGGAGGTAACTTATGAAGCAAAGAGACCTAGTGAAGAAACTTGAAAAAGCGGGTTTTGAATTTGCAAGACACGGAGGAAACCATGATATTTATAAGCGAGGGGATGATGAAGAAAAGATTCCACGACATCGCGAGATAAATGAAAGGTTAGCAAGAGCAATTTTAAGGAAATGGGGATTATAAAATCCCCTGTCCTTAACACATAATAGATATATTATAATAGGAGGAGAACGAAATGAAAGGAGCATACCCAGTTATCTTTACAGATGTAGATACGAATATTTTAGTTGAAGTTCCGGATCTTGGAATTTTAACAGAAGCAAATGAAGAGGGTAAGGCAAAAGGAACCATTGCAGATGCGATAGAAATGGCAAGAGATGCAATCGGTTTAGCATGTATCAATTTACAGGATGAAAATAAACCAATACCAGAACCTACACCAATAGCAGATGTTGACGTGACTAATGGAACGTTTGCAGAAGATGGAAAAGGAATTGTATCTTTAGTTGATGTTGATCTTACAGAGTATAGAAGAGCGATCGATAATAAAATGGTTCGTAGAAATGTGACATTACCCAATTGGTTAAATCGAGAAGCAGAAGAAGCTCATATCAATGTATCTGGAGTATTAAGAGAAGCATTGATGAGCGTACTTGGAGTAACAAAAGCTAGATAATATAAAGAATCAAGCACCTTCGGGTGCTTTTTTCGTGCATAAATTTAAGGACCTCTAGCTCAGCAGGTCAGAGCAGTCGGCTCATAACCGATCGGTCCAGGGTTCGAGTCCCTGGAGGTCCATTTAAGAAATAAGAAAGAAGGTGGTAATGTTTGAATGAAGAAAAAAACTACATATTGGCAGAGTCTGATTACGTAGCCGGAATGAAGTATAAAGACATTGCTGCCAAGTATGGAGTCTCGATGAACACTGTGAAATCGTGGAAGAAACGATACGCATGGTCGAGGAACAAAAAGACAGGATGCATCCAAAAGGGGTGCACACAAAATAAAAAGGGTGCACACAAAAAAGAAGCCGTTGCAGAGGATGTAAGTCAAGTTGTAATTAACGATGAACTTACCGATCAGCAGCAGCTTTTTTGTTTGTATCAATCTAGGATGTTTAATTACACGAAAGCTTACATGAAAGCTTATCCAGGATGTACTTATGCATCTGCTGCCGTATTAGGCAGCAGGCTTATGAAGAATCCAGTGATCAGAAAAGAGATTGAACAGCTAAAGCAGAATCATATGAACAGAGAATTGCTAAAGCAGGAAGATATCTTTCAAAAGTTTATGGACATTGCATTTGCGGATGTAACAGATTATGTATCGTTTGGGCGAGAAAATATTCAAGTTATGGGTGCTTTTGGTCCAGTAATGGTAGAAAACAAAGAAACTGGAGAAAAAGAAGTTCTCGAAAAAGAAGTCAATACTGTGAAATTCAAACAATCTGAAGATGTTGATGGAACGTTGATCACGGAAGTGAAGCAAGGAAAAGACGGAGCGAGCATTAAGCTGGTTGATAAGATGAAAGCCTTGCAATGGTTGTCAGATCATATGAATATGGCAACAGAAGAACAAAAAGCTAAGGTTGAACAAATGAAGGCTCGAACAGAGCAAATTCAGCATAGTGGAAATAATAATGAATCTGATGCGGTTCAATCTTGGATGGATGCTGTAAAAAAAGCGAGGGAATCAGATGGATGATAGAGTATTACATGATTTCCTTGTAGAGAGTATTCCTTTATGGCAGCAGAATCCAGTTCAATTTTTTGAAGAAGTTCTTTCCTTTTATCCAGATGAATGGCAAAAAGAAGCAGCATTTGCTTTAAGAGATAATCCAAAAGTAACGATAAAATCCGGACAGGGTGTTGGAAAAACAGGATTTGAAGCTGCAACATTGTTATGGTTTTTAAGCTGTTTTGAGAATGCAAGAGTTGTTGCAACAGCCCCAACACTGCACCAGTTGAACGATGTTCTATGGGCAGAGGTTTCAAAGTGGCAAAGTAAATCTCCGTTATTGAAGGAGATACTACAGTGGACCAAAACAAAAATATCTATGATTGGCAGCAAAGAACGTTGGTATGCAGTAGCAAGAACAGCAACCACTCCAGAAAATATGCAAGGATTCCATGAGGATAATATGCTATTTATCGTTGATGAAGCTTCTGGTGTTGCAGATCCGATCATGGAAGCAATCTTAGGTACTCTGACAGGATCAAATAATAAATTGCTACTTTGTGGAAACCCGACAAAAGCAAGCGGTACATTTTACGACAGCCATACATCGGATCGTAAATTATATTATTGCATCACTGTAAACTCCGCAGAGTCTAAAAGAACTAATAAGGACAACATTGATTCTCTGATCAGGAAATATGGAGAAGAAAGTAATGTTGTCAGAGTCAGAGTAAAAGGATTGTTTCCTAAACAGGATGATGATGTTTATATGCCTTTGGAAATGTTGGAAGCATCGATCATCCTGGAAGAGATACCACCAGCTGATATTTGCACTTTGGGAGTCGATGTGGCCCGTTTTGGTGATGATGACACAGTGATCGCAAGAAATATGAATAACAAGATCACACTAGAAAAGATTAGGCATGGTCAAGATCTAATGAAAACTGTAGGAGATGTTGTTGTAGAGTGTAGGAATATCAAGGAAAAGTTTAAATATAAAAAAACAATATATGTGATCATAGATGATACTGGTCTTGGTGGAGGAGTAACAGATCGTTTGAATGAATTAAAATCGGAAGGAAAGCTATCTGGTGTAGTTATCGTTCCGGTTAATTTTTCTGCTGCCGTTCCAGACAAGAAAGCAGCAGAAAAATATCATGATATCACATCTTATGCATGGTCCATATTAAGAGATATGTTAGAAGAAAAAGAAGCAGTATTACCAAATGATACAGAGCTTATCGCACAATTAAGTGCGAGAAAATATGATCTTAGTTCATCAGGGAAGATACGGCTAGAATCGAAAAAAGCAATGAAAGAACGCATCGGAGAGTCTCCGGACCGGGCGGATGCTGTTGTTTTATCTTGCTACAGAAACAAAATTAAACCAATCAGTGTTCCAGGAAGTGATGTTGGAACAAAAGATAGTTACTGGAGGTGAAATAGCATTGTATGATGAAATAGGTCGCATCGGTCAAAACCGGTGGGGCGGTAGCTTTTACGAAGAATTTCTCCCAGAGTTGAGAGGTCAACGAGGAGTAAAGGTATATGCGGAAATGGAATCTAACGACGATGTGATCGGAGCAATCATATTTGCGTTAGATACATTGCTTAGACAGGCACAGTTTTCCGTAGAGCCACAGGGAGACGATCAAAAGGATATAGAGGCAGCAGAGTTCGTGGAGTCTTGCATGAATGATATGCAGAGCACATGGACTGACACAGTATCGGAAATATTATCATTCCTTACATATGGTTGGTCGTATCATGAGATCGTATATAAGAGGAGATCAGGGCGGACAGGAAATCCTAAGACGAACAGCAAATATGATGATGGTTTGATTGGATGGAGAAAGCTTCCTATCCGATCACAGGATTCGTTGTATCAATGGGAGTATGACAATGAAGACAATCTTATCGGCATGACGCAGATGCCACCGCCAAATTTTGGACTTTATACGATCCCACTGGAAAAGGCAATCCATTTCAGGACCAGATCCAGAAAAGGAAATCCAGAAGGAAGGAGTATCCTGAGAAATGCTTATCGTTCTTGGTACTTTAAAAAAGGGATTCAGGAATTTGAAGGGATCGGGATCGAAAGAGATCTTGCTGGTATACCGATGGTCACACCACCAGAAGGTGTTGACTTGTATAATCCAGATGATCCCGAAGGCTCAAGAATGTTAACCTGGGCTTATAGTTTGGTAAAGAATGTCCGACAAGACAAAAGTGCTGGAATCGTGCTACCACCGGGATTTAAGTTCGAGCTTGTTTCCACAGGTGGAAGCAGACAGATTGATACGAACGAGATCATAAATCGTTATGATAGCCGCATAGCAATGACAACGCTTGCGGATTTTATTCTGTTGGGGCATGAACACACTGGATCATTTGCGTTATCAGATGACAAGACAGAGTTATTTGCTGTGGCGATTGGATCATACCTAGATATTATCTGCGAAGCGTTCAACAATCAGGCAATTCCAAGATTAATTGACCTGAACGGAGAGCATTTTAAGGGGATTACAGACTATCCGAAGATGGTTCACGGAGATATTGAAAAGATCGACATGAACAAATTAGCACAGTACATTCAGGCAATGGTCGGCACTGGCGTATTGATCCCTGACGACGAACTGGAAACATATGTTCGAGAGGCTGGTAATTTGCCACCAAAGGTAGCTAACGATGAAAGGTTCATTGATCCTGATAGAGAAGATCAGCAGACAAATGATCTTGGATCACAGGGAAATGGAAATAATGTACATCCAGAGGACAATCAAGACGTTGCCGAAGATGCTGGAAAGGTACAAGAAGCCAAAAAACGTTTAGGAAGGAGCTGATTATATGTTCCTATTCCGAAAGGTTAAGAAGCGTGGATCGATGAAGCCAAATGATGTGAAAGAAGCATTAGAGAGGTTTCTTAATAGCAGCAGTCCAGAATTAACACGCTTGCTGGTCAGGTATTGGAAGGATCAGCAGACGGTTTTTACATTTAAAGAGATCAGAGAAGCTATTCAGGCTGGTGTGATCTCCAAGAAATCTGTAGAAGAATGGCAACAGGATTATTCAAAACTGGTTCATGATAAGATTGCACCAGAGATGGTTAAAGCAATGAAAGCTGGTGCTAAAAATCAAAACCAGCACAAAGGAATAGACATTGGATATAAATTTGATGCAGATCATTGGGCTGTATCTGATTGGTTGGAAAATCACACAGCTGAGCTTGTAACGAATTGTACAAGAGTACAGAAAGATGCAATTCAGTCAATGATCGATATCGGAATAAGAAAACATATGGGAACAGATGAGCTTGCAAGGTTTATCCGTCCCTGTATTGGTTTAACAAAGCCACAGACTCAGGCAGCTATGAAGTATTATGAGACGATCAAGGCAGAGTTGGAGAAGAAACACCCAAGAACAAAGCCAGAAAAGATTGAACAGATGGCAAGAGACAAGCAGATGAAGTATGCAGAACGTCAGCTCAGAGAAAGAGCAAAGACGATCGCACAGACCGAAAGAGCATTTGCCTATGAGTATGGGCGACAACAGCATACCAAGCGATTGGTTGAAGATGGGATCTTGCCACTGCAAGACAAAAAATGGTCTGCCACTGACAGTGAAAATACGTGTACTAAGTGCAGAGAACTTAACGGAAAGGTTGTTGGAATAGACGAAGAGTTTGTTTCTGGAAAGTTACTTTCGCCATTACACCCTAGATGTAAATGCTGCATAATGTACGTGAACCATGAAATGAAGTTGGAGGAAGAGAAAGCTATCATAGATTACGTTGGACCTAGAGAGTCCTATGTAGTCAATGAGAAGTTAAGAACTGACACCAAACTAACTGACACAGAGCAGAAGATGGTTGATAATCTGGATGAAGCTTTAAAACATTTTCCGAAGTATTCTGGAAATTTATTAAGGGCAGTACCGATCTCTGATCCCGAACAATTATCAGACTTTGTTAACTCTTTTGAGGTTGGGGAAAATATAAAATTTGAACAATATATTTCAACATCGTCAGAAATCGGCTATAATAAAGATGCGGAAGTTCAGATCTATATTAATAATTCTAAAAACGGAAGAAATCTTTTGAATTATGGAAAGAATGAGCATGAAGTTTTATATGAGAGAGGTTCTGAATTTCAGGTTATCAACAAAGCTTTTAATGAAGATACAAAGCAGTGGTTTATATTGTTAGAGGAGGCTGACGTAAAATGAGTTTAACCGCTAAAGAATGGTTGTTATTGCCAGAAGATGAACAAAAAAGAAGGGCAAATGAAGTACCACCGCATGAATGCTTTTTACTTCGTGTTCTGTATGCAGAGGTTCATTTTACAGAAGAGCAAAAAGCAAATATGACACAGGAAGAGCGAGACGAATTTTTAAGAGAGCCTACCGAAGAAGAAATTCTAAGAGGTAAACACGCTTCTTTTGATGCGATGAAAATGTTTGAAATGATTCCAGAAGAAGTGACCTTTGAAGAATGGCAGAAAGCTGGTTGCCCTGTTGGATGGAGAAAGAAAAAGAGAAGTTATGATTTATAAAGCAATAGAGCAGACAGTTCAGGCAGTGCAGATCACACCTGATATTGATATGATCGCCCCTGACTGGTTCACAAAGAAAATGAATACCGAAGAAATTATGATAGATCGTGTACAGAAAGGCGGAGCAACAGCCGTTATAGGATGCACGGTCTATTTTAATGCACGAAGATATAAAGGCAGCAGACTTGTTGCAAGAATAGGAGACTATATTGTAAAAGATTCAGTCGGTCGATTAAATGTAGTTCGTAAGAATGACTTTGATCGGCTGTATAAGAAGGAGGAAGCATGAGATATTTTAACGATTATATACGATCCCCAGCACAGACACAGGACAGTATACGAAAGTCCTTGAATCAAGTAGATATTACTAAGAAGGATGAAGAAAAGCAGTACGTCTTTGGATGGGCTAAGATTGCAGTCGATGAGAACGGAAAACAGTTGGTTGACCGCCAGAACGATTTAATTGATCCGGAAGAACTAGAACAGACAGCATATACCTATGTAGAGTTCTATCGTGAAGCCGGAGAGATGCACGAGCGAGGCGGTGCAGGCGTTCTGATCGAGAGTATTATATTCACTAAGGAAAAGATGAAAACTCTCGGTATAGAGGAAGGTACGTTGCCTGAAGGCTGGTGGGTTGGTTTCCACATCACAGACAATGAGGTCTGGGCAAAGATTAAGGACGGAACTTATACAATGTTCTCAATTGAGGGCAAAGCGAAACGTATTGAAGTTGAGGAGGACGAATAATGGAATTTAGAGATGCATTCAAAATTATGAAATCCGGAGGAAAAGTGAAGCTACCATCTTGGGGTGGATATTGGTTCTGGGATAATGACAAAACAACAATTATCATGCATACGAAAGATGGCGAGGACATTGATATTCGAGAAACAAAATGTCCTGAATATACATTCGGAAATATTACATCTGATGAATGGATGATCGCAGATGAAGAAAATTGCCCAGAGTTAGGTGGTGCAGCATATTTTGATTTTTCCAACGCTATTAAGTATTTAAAGAGAGGACTTAAGGTTGCACGAAAAGGATGGAATGGAAAGAAACAGTATATTCAGCTTGCAACATGTATTTCGTACACAGCAGCAGACGGAACAATTGTTAATTGTGATCACAATGACATTGGAAATAAAGCAATTGCGTTTATCGGCACGTCTGGTGTACAGATGGGATGGTTAGCGAGCCAAGCTGATATGTTAGCGGATGACTGGATGTTTGCAGATTAGGAGATGATCGCATTCTTAAGATTAAGAAATCACACCGACAGGATGAATGGATCGTGTACAATCCTGATTGCTTTGAATTGCACCATACGCACTGTAGGAATAAAAGAGTTGCGATCGCAATCAAGAAGAACGTGGAACGTAGAAGAGTTCCAACATCCAGAAATCTAAGAACCTTGGAAAGTCACATAAGACTGACAGGGAACAAGAACTATAAAAGAAAGATTCAGAATATCATTGAAGAAGTGAAATCTGAAATGAGAAACTGAAATTTATTCTAAAATTAAGTGAAATCTGAAATGAAAATAGACCATTTTGTAAAAAATGCAAATTGGTCTATTTTTTGTGTTTGAAAATGCACTTTGCGTTTTTGAAACTCGAAAAAGTGTCGTTAGAAAGGAGGAAACATGAAAACAAAAGGAAAGACAAAGCTGGAAGATCTGGAAGTAAAAAAGATCGATGCAGTAGATATCGGAGCAGATCAGAAAGCAAATATCCTGATTAAAAAGAGAGGAGGTGCAGAAGAACCGAAGGGAAACTTTTTCAAGCGATTCTTTAATGCGTTTTGTGACAGCTTAGGAGTAAATTCAGAAGATGTCAGAAAGTCCATGGAAGATGAAGCAACATCATTTGATGATGTAATGAATGAAAAGAAGATCTACGACGTGAGGGATCAGATATGGAATGCTTGCAACTCTCTGGAGCAGTCGATTGTGTCAATCTTACTCGATAAAGAGTGTGAGGATAAACAGGCCGCAATCGCACAGAGCATTGATCAGTTTAAGGCATTTTCTGATGATGCATCCAAGTCTTGGATCAAATTAGAACGTGCAGCAACGGATAAAGAAGATACTGTTGTTGCAGATGACTTTGAGATCGCAAAAATGCAAGAAGTCATTGAAAAATCTTGTGATCCAGAAACTATTAACAAAGAAAAAAAAGAAAAGGAGAATGAAATGGCATTTGATATTTCAAACATGACAGAGGAAGAAAAGAAAGAAGCATTAAAAGCATTACAGGATGATGCAAATGCAAAAAAAGAGGATACTGCAAAAAGAGCTGATATTGATGGACAGGTTCAGGAAGCAGTGAATAAAGCAATGGAAGGTGTTACAAAGGACTTCACTTCTATGATGAAGAAGATCATGGAACCAATCCAGAAGAGAGCAGAGGAAGCAGAACAGAAGTCCTTAGAAGAAGTTGCTAAGAAGTATGAACTCTTAGGAACAAAAGCAGAGGAATTAGTGCCAGTTCTGAAATCCATGAAAGCAACATCCGATGAAGCGTATAACAACTTCATTGCATCCATGGATAACAACCTTGCGGTAATTCAGAAATCAGGTCTGTTTGAGGAAATCGGTAAATCTGGTGGAGCTCACACAGGAAATGACGATACAGAAGGTGTTGCAAAGATGAACGCAAAGGTAGCAGAGATCAAAAAGTCTATGCCAAACCTTACTGATGCACAGGCACAGGATATCGTTATGCAGAATGATCCTGAATTAAGAGCAATGTTCGATAAATAAGAAAGGAGGTACAGAGAAGATGGCAAACAGAACATATGAATACAATCCAACTGGTGGAAGTCCAGTGATCAATGTTACAGCTGGAGCAGAACTCAAAACAGCCGTAGCGGTTTTATTAACAAAAGATGGAGCAAAAATTCCTGAAGCCGGAAAGGAAGCAACAGGAATTGTGCTTCTTGGAGATGAAACAGTAGCCAAAGGCGATGATATTACTGTTCAGATCAGAAATCAGGGCATGTGGGCAGCTGGTGCAAAGATTGAGGCTGGAGATTTCCTTGCTGTTGATGCAGAGGGATTATGCCAGAAGGCAACAACAGGGCAGTACATTTTAGCTATGGCACTTGCACCGGCAACAGCAAAAGGAGATATCGTAAGAGTTGCGATCATCCATGCTGGATACGAAGCGTAAATAAAGGAGGAATAGAATAAATGAGCACAGGACATAATAACGCAGCAGCAATTGCAGTTGATATTGCGAAAGGCTGGAGACCAAACTATTACTTAACCAATATGGCAATGAGCTATTTTCAGACACCTGGAATGAATGTTGCTCCAAGCATCTTTCCAATTCTTCCAGTACATGCAAGCACTGGAAGCTACTATATCTTCAACAAAGAAGAGATCGCGAAAGACCAGGTAAAGAGAAAGCCTAAGTTCGGAGCAGTACAGCCGGCTGTATTCTCTCATTCAGATGATACTTACAAATGTGAGGTAGATCAGATCATCGTCGGAGTAGATAACATCACAGCTCTGGATTACCAGAGAACTGGAGCACCAGCAACGATTGATCCGAGACGTGCAAAGGTAAAACAGGTTTCAGAACAGATGAATCTGCACCTTGATATGGTCTTTGCAAACAAGTTTTTCAATGCTGATGCCTGGGCAAATGTTAAGACAGGAGAAGCAACAGCTTCAACATCTAAACAGTTTGTGCATTTTGATGATGCAAACGCGGACATCGTAGGTCAGTTTGATGAGATGAAGAAAGAAATCCTTTTAAACGGACGTAGAATGCCTAACAAATTATGCTTAGGATACAGATCGTATAAGGCAATCAAAAATCATCCGCAGTTCTTAGAAAGAGTTACAGGTTCAGGGTCAACACCGAATCCAGCACTTGTTAACGAACAGGTAATTGCAGCGGTACTTGGTCTGGAAGAAGTAAAAGTTCTGTATGCAACTTATAATGCAGCAGAAATCGGTCAGAAAGCCGATATGAAATTTGTCTTCGACGATAACAGTGCATTATTAACTTATGCACCGAAAGAAGTAGATCTTGAAGAACCATCTGCCGGATATATTTATACATGGGATATGTTAGGAAATGGACAGTGGATGGCTACATCACAGTATGATGGACCAGGAGGATCACATTCAGAGTTCATCGAAGGACTTATGGCAACAGACATGAAAAAGACTTCCGATGACCTTGCAACGTTCTTAAGTGGTTGCGTATCTGAGTAGGAGGTGCTTTATATGAATTATGTTGCACTTAAGTCAGTTAATTTTGGCGGAAAGCAGTATAAGATCGGAGAGACTATTCCAGAGGGTGTCGTAGATGAACGACGCTCTCTCTTTTTAAAGAAGTCTGGACACATTGCAGAAGTAGCGAGCGTAAATGGAGCGTATGCAGAGGATTTGAATGTTAACCCTAACACTTTATCAATTCCTTTATTACAATCTAAGCACGAGCTTGCAGTGAACGCACAGCAGTTATTACAGTTCTTTGCCACAATTCAGAAAACAATGGAAGAGGCAAAAATTGAGATTGCGACCATGACAGAGGAAGATACACCGGTCTTACAGCTGTTACATGAGATTGATTCCAGAAAAGGAATTAAGGCAGCAGTTGAAACAAGACTTGCTGATCTTTCCGTTGATACTGATATTAATCAGGAATCAGAAGCAGTAGAAGAAACCGAAGAACCAGCAGAACAGCCGGAAGGTGGCGAGGAGAATGACGTATAACTATTTTCCAGATGAGATCAATACAAATGATGTTATGAAGATGCGGTTCGAATTGGCGGATACTGATGTATCAAAGGATGAAATGTCAGCTGCACTTTCCGATGAAGAGATCACAGCTGTATTAGAGCAGTATCCAGACAATTTTAAGATGGCAAAACTGAAATTGCTAGAACATATGATGCTCAAATACGGACAGGACGTAGACAACAGTGTTGGTCCTGTCTCTTTTAATTTTGGTAATCGAATGAATTTCTGGAAACAGCTTTATGATGATCTGAAAAAAGAAATTGCATCTTCCAGTGTTGGAATCAAGCCGTATGAGAATGAAAAACGAGAGTATTTTTACGTTGGAATGATGAATCATCCTGGAGGTGGACGCTTTTGAAAATGACATCAATCGGTAGACCATATCAATATATGCAGTCTTTCCGTGTTTACTGGCAGGATACAGAAGTCATGGACGATGGCATGGTTGTAAAGGGCGATGAAAAAGAAGCCCCTGATGCGATCATAGACGGTATACTAGCCGAAGCGGATATGAAGACAATGGAAATCTGGAAACAAAACCAGACTCCGATCAGTCATACGATTGTGTCTTACCATCCAGTGGTTAAGCTAAGTAAGAACGATGTGTTACTGCTTGGCGATGATCCGTGCCATGATCGTAAGTTTATCGTGAAGGGTACAAAAGATCCAGCTGGAACAGGGCAGTTTTCCATCTATTATGTATTAGAAAGAAGTGATACAGATGGGCGTAGAAGCTGAATTTCAAGCATGTGCAAAGAATCTTGATGAAAGTATCAAAAGAGAGATGATGCGAAAGGGTGCAATGGCAACAAACACCCTTAGAAATATTGAGATCGAAGTATTGTCGAAAGGCGGTTCTGGAAAGAAATACAAACGGCTTCCGAATAGATCATCCGCACCGGGAGAAACACCAGCACCACAGTCTGGAAAGTTACGTCAGGACTGGGATGATCAAACTTTGATTGAAGGAGATCAAGTTACAAGCCGGATAAAAAGTAATTCAAAACACGCTGAATGGCTGGAAGGTGGCACAAAAAAGATGGCAAAACGACCATTTATTGATCCAATTAAGAAGAAAGCAGAGCCGGAGATTGTAAAGATCTTCGGTTCAGATTTTGAGGTAACTCTATGAAAGAAATAATTTTCAAGTACTTAAAAAGCCTGAATATTAACGGATTGGCTGCGTTCAAAAATGGACCAGCAATATTTTTGGATCAGGCACCTGATGATTCTGATTCAAGGTGGGATGGTTCGCAGTATGGGCGTATCATCTATGGGCTGAATCTGAAAGATGATTCAGAGCGTAAGGTTTCTGGAACGATGGAGATTGCAATAGCGTATCTGTTTAATAATCAAGGATATAAGAACCTGCTTGAAGCGAAGAAGATCCTGAAAAAAGCGTTTGAAGGAGTTTTCTTGACCGATGAAGATACAACGATTTCTCTTGTATGGAGAAAGTCAGAATCATTTCAGGAAGCAATCGAAGGGCAAATGGATGTAGAAGTATGTGGATCAGTGTTGACATTCGATGCATATGCTTTTCCAAAACATTCATACCTTCCGCTGGATGCAGTCGGTTCTTTGGCAAAGCACATTGATGAGAACTGGAACGTGACAGTGATCAATAACACGGAACTTGACGAAATCTGGAAGCCGGATGATGAAGAAGTGGTTGTTTATACTAGACTGGATTCTATGCAGCCAGGAACGTTCCCATCGACATATGCTTGTACATGGTTTACAAACAACATCAAGGTACATGTGATCTCCGGATCGGATGTAAATGCTGATCAGTTTGTTATGAACTTGCTGCAAGATTTACAGGAAAGAGAGCGGTTCGTTATGAATGATGGATCGCCGTTTTTTGTAAATCAGCTGGCATACAGCACGAAACTTGATCCATTAAAAGATGGACAGGTAACGGTAAGAGGTCAGTACGGAAAGCTACGAGATGTTGAAACAGTCAATGAATTAAAGACAATTACGATAAGTTAGGAGGAAACAATGGCAGAAAAGAAAGACGAAACAAAAACAGTGCCAGAAGTTACTTATACTGTGGATGAATATGCAGAAAATCCACAGGTGTTAGGAGTATCACAAGATATTATCCGAACAGCATTTGCAAGGGCAGGTGTTAAAGAAGCAACGCAGAGCACAGCAAAGAAACTTGTAGATACATTTAAGAAGAAGGAGGTATAAGAACTTGTCCGGATTATTTTTAAAAGGCGAGAAAAAGGAAAGAGCTGGAGTTTATCGTAGACATGAGCAGATCACAAATAATGGTGTAGCATCCGCAATGAACGGAGTTTTCTGTATTCCGGTTCATGCAGATTTTGGTCCAGTTGGAGAGATTCAGAAGATCACATCAAAGAGTGATCTTCTTTCACTTTATATGGAGAGTGGAACGATCGATGCAGCGGTAAAACTGTTTGATGCAGGTGCTAACACGGTATATCTTTACCGTCTTGGAACTGGTGGTAAAGAAGGAAGCCTGTCCTTACAGACAACCACAGCCACAAATGCAGTTACATTAAAGACAAAATATCCAACCGCTTTGAAATTCTCCGTAACTGTAAAACAGAAATTAGGAGATGAAACGACAAAAGAGTGTTCCGTTTACAATGGGGCAACACTTGTTGAGAAAGTAAGCTTTATTGCTGGTGCGGATGTAAATGAGGCTGCAAATCTGGTGGAAGCAATGAAAGACAGCAAGTATTTATCCGCAGAACTTGTTTCTGGAGCATCCGGGATCATGCAGACGGTTGCACAGCAGGCTTTGGCTGGTGGATCAGCACCGGCAGTCACAACAGAAGATTACAGCAATGCGTTTAATGCATTCGAAACTTATGCTTGGAATGTACTGGTGCTTGATACAGTCGAAGAAGATGTTAAAGCATTAGCGAAGACATACATGGAAAGAATCCATTCAAACGGTGCATTGGGTGTTTGCGTACTTGGAGAAGCGGCAGGAAAGTCACTTGCTACAAGAAAAACGAATGCAAAATCCTATAATGCACCATATTTTATTTACTGCGGTAGCGGATATTATAATACTGCCGGAGATAGGGTGGAAGGATACCTTGCTGCAGCAGTTCAGGCAGGTGTGATTGGATGCAAAGATTCAAGTACATCAATTGTACATACAGAGATTCCAGATGCGGAGTCATGCATTGAACAGCTGACGAATGAACAATATGTCGATGCGATCAAATCTGGATTGCTTCTTTTGTCAGAAGGACAGGAAGGACAGGTCTGGTTTGATTCAGGAGTGAACACATATACAGTTCTGGATGAGGACGATGACGAAGGATGGAAGAAGATCAAACGTACAGCTGTCCGTTATGAAGCTTTTGACCGTATCAATCGTACATTAGAACCATTGATCGGTAAGATCAGCAACAATGCAGCAGGCGTTGATAATGTAATTCAGGAAGCTAAAAAAGTACTGGCTGAAATGAACAGAGAAGGAAAGATCTTAGATACTTACGAATTTTATGAGGATACAGAAAATCCACATGCAGCGGATTATGCATACTTTATTATCCGCATTGATGACGTTGACAGCATGGAAAAGATCTACTTAACATATCAGTTCCAGTATATCGCACAGTAGGAGGTGTTATATAGATGAGTGGAAAAGGTTTTGATACTAGAAAACTTATGACAGGAAAAGACGGAAAGCTTTTTATCACACTTGATGGAGTTTCCATCTGGTTTGCATCCGTGGAAGAGTTCGCAGTCGGAATGAATTTTTCAAACGTAGATTTCCATCCGGCAGGAGATGTACAGACATATGGAGTTCCAGACAGTGTTAAATTTACAGCATCGTTCACTGAAGCTGTAGTAAGAGATGATTTAACAATCGTACCAATGCTGAATGCGATAAAAAATGGGAAAATTCCTACATTCAGCTTACGGGGTGGTGCTACAGAACCACTTGCTGGTGGCGAAAGCATGTTTCTGTTAGATGAATGTGTTCCTGACGGAGATACAAACATTCTGGAAGTAAAACCGGGAGAAATCATAAAGAGACAGTGCCAGTTTATTGTTAACAGTGTACCAGATTGTATTAAATCATTGGCAGCATAAAGAAAGGATAAGAAAATGGCAGAGAAGAAAACAAATATCAATGTAACAGAAGAAAATGAAATGGACCTTATCACTGGTCTGTTAAAGGCAGCAGAGTATAAGACAGAGGTAAGCCAGACATTAAATATTCAAAGAAACGGACAGAAATTGTTTAAATTCGATATTCGTCCATTATCTTTTGATGAAATCACTGATTGCAGAAAGAGAGCAACAACTTATATGCCGAATCCGGGTGGAGCATCACTTCCATTAATTGAGAAAAGCGTAAGCAATGCAGATTACATGGCATGGCAGATTTACATTGCAACAGTTCCGGAAAGTGATGGAACAAAATTCTGGGATAATCCAGCATTAAAAGAAGGACTGAACAAAGCTGGTCACATGGTTATGACACAGGCAGAGATCATTAAGGAAATTCTTACAGCTGGAGAACTTGAAGCAGTCAGCGACAAGATTGAAGAGTTATCCGGCAGTGGTACAAATGTCATTGATTATGCAAAAAACTAATTAAGTCCAGTCCGTTAGCTTCTCTGCTTGCAGAAAATTATTTACGGACTGGAATGTTGCCATCAAAAGCCCTTGATCTCCCAGAAGGAGAGAGGGCTTTTATCTTTGCAGCACTTATAACAGCTATGGAAGGAGGCGATGCATAAATGGCAAACAAAGAAATTGTGATCGATGTTGTATCGGAATATTCCGACCATGCGTCTTCTGGCCTACAGCAAACAGGGAAGAATGCAGAGAAAGCATCACGAGAGATGGACAAGCTTGGAAAGAAGCGTGCAAAGCCAAAATTAGGACTTGAAGATAAAGCAAGTCCAGTCCTTGACAAGTTTGGTAAAAAGGGAGACGGGCTCGGTAAAAAGACCTGGACTCCAAAACTTGGATTAAAAGACACTGCAACAGCAGGGATCAAAAAAGCTATGAGTGCTGGTATGAGTTTTGGTAGAAAGACTTTTTCAGCAGTCCTAAAAATCAATGACAAGGTAACAAGTCAGATCAAAAAAATCCCAAGTGTTATATCTAAGATCAAGAATTCTATATTTTCACTAAAAACTTTGGCTGGTGGAGTTATGACTGGAATTGCTGCAAAGAAATTGATAGCTGATCCAGTATCATTAGCAGACGAATTTCAGACATATCAAATTGGCTTTGAAACAATGCTGAAATCTAAAAAGAAAGCTACGAAGTTTATGTATAGTGCGAAGAAATTTGCATCTGTTACTCAGTTTGACACATCGGCCGTAGTATCAAATGCTCAAAGGATGTTGGCTTATGGATTCTCTGATAAAGACATTATTCCTGACCTGACGAAGATTGGTAATGCATCCGCAGCACTTGGAGCTGGAGAAGAGGGTATCTCTCGAGTATCCAGAGCTTTAGGTCAGATGAAAACAAACGGAAGATTGAACGCAGAGGACATGAATCAGCTGACAGATGTCGGTATAAACGCATGGAAGTATCTTGCTGATGCAGAGGGTAAATCCATAGCCCAGATCAGAGAAATGTCTCAAAAAGGCGAAATCAGTGGAGACAAAGCAGTTAAGACAATCCTTAATGGGCTGAAAGAATTTGATGGAATGATGGACAAAACATCTAATTCGACGGTTTCTGGATTAATGTCAAATATTAAAGATACGTTCGACATAAACATTGTTTCTAAATGGGGAAAAGGTCTCCAGAAGGGAGCAACGAAAGGTTTAGGAGAATTTGCAGACTATCTTGATAAATCCGATGCAAAACTAAGAGAAGCTGGAACATCACTTGAAAAACTTGGAGAGTATGCAAGTACATCTGTATTCAAGGGACTTGAAAAGGCTGGAGATAAGATCGACGATCTTATTAGTATGCCAAAATTCCAAAATGCTTCAATCGGTGGCAAGATTAGTATTGCTTGGGATGAACTGATTGTAAATCCGTTTTCTAAGTGGTGGGATTCTAAAGGAAGACCGGCGATCGTTAAAAAGATTACTGGGATTGGAAAAGATATTGCTAAAGCTGGTGGAAACTGGTTCAAGGAATCTCTTAAGGATCTGTTACCAGGCGGAGATAAAGCTGGTATCGAAGATTATTTAGCTGGATTTCTTGGATTATCTGGAGGGCTAAAGCTGTTTAAAGGTGGAAAAAGTCTATACGATCTGATCACTGGCGGTTCTGGAGGTGGAGGAAAAACAAATCCTTTGGGAGATTCTATTGGAACAATCAATGTGTCCGCGGCAGTTGTAAATGTGAACGGAGGAATTGGAAACGGAAATTCTACAATACCGGGAACAAATCCGACAGGTAATAAAGAAATCTGGTTACCAGAAAGCGTAAAGCGAAAAATGCAACAAACTGAACCGAAAACACCATCTGGACCGACAAGGACACCGGGTGGCTTGTTTGGTTTAGGCGGTTCTGGTGTCACGCTGAAAAATGGAGAAACCGTAGCTGCCACTGGATGGAAAGCATGGCTTGGAAATCTAGGCGTAAAACTTGGATCAGGTGCAGCGACCGCTGGTGGAGCAGCAGCCGTTGGAGGTGCATCTTTATTAGGTGGAGCTTTAGGGATTGCTGGAATAGGAAGTGCAGCTGGTAATATTTATAACGCAGTGACCTCAAAAGATTCAGCCACGAAGAAGAAGGAAGCCTATAGAGGTGGCACGAAACTTGGAATGGTTGGAGGTGGTGCAGCCGCCGGAGCAGCCATAGGAGCTGCCTTTGGTGGTGTTGGAGCAGTTCCGGGAGCATTTATTGGTGCTGGAATTGGTGGAATTGGTGCAATCACAAAAGGAAATAAGTTCGGCGATTCCCTTAGAAAGTTTGTATCCAGCCGAAAGAATGCACTGAAAAACAGTAATTCTATGACGGCAAAGAGTCAGGAATATTGGAAATACAGTAAAGACAGTATTAGCAGTGTTAATCCAAAAGGAGCAAAATACAAAGAACTGGCAAGTTCCGTACAGAAAGCTTACGAGGAGAATAAGAAAAACACAAAACAAACGAATGTTGGATCAAAGACGACAAAGATTTTTTCAGGTGCTACGAATGCAGCTGGTGGAAAAGTCAGCAGCTTAGGTGGAATGTCCGCAACAGCTGGAGGAATGCTGGGAACGATGGGTTCTATGTCGCTTGCAGCTGGTGGCAACTTACAAAGTGCTGGAAGTTCCGCATTATCACTTGCAGGTGCCTTAGCATCCGCCGCCTCAACGATTGCTTCTGCAGCAAGTACAACCGCAGTACAGGCAAATGCAATCAGCAGTATTACAAGCGGAAGTTATCTAAGTAATAGCGGTTCTTCAAAATCTGGTAAAAAGAAAACAAGCAAAAAGACATCATCCGCACCGAAAGTACAGACAGCCTTACCGAAAAATGGGAAGTTCTTTCATAATGCGAAAGGTAGCTTGGTAAGAGGACATATCGTTTCAGAGCTTGGAGAAGATGGAAACGAAATGGTTATCCCACTTTCTAAACATCGAAGCCGTGCATTATCTCTCTGGAATCAAGCAGGACAGATTTTAGGCGTTACAAAGCATGCCAAAGGTGGACTTGTTGGAGGATCATCCGGATCAGGAAAAGCTTCGTCTGGTAGCAGTCAGCCAGTGATCAACGTTGGTGGTATTACGATCAGCGTCAATGCATCTGGAAATGACGGCATAGTTGATGCTATCAAAAACTCTAAAGGAGAGATCGCAGATACTATTATGCAGGCGATCGCAGATGCAATCGGATCAACAGCAAGTAACAGAACAGCGGAGGTAATGTAAATGGACATATATATTACTGGAAAAAATTCAAAAGGGAATGATCAGAAGATACAAATTCCGATCATTCCTGAAGAAATTGAATCATCAATCGAAGGTAAGTTTGCAGAATATGATATCTATAAATTAGGTCAGGTCAGTGTTCCGAATGGTAAAAATCTTTCAGAACTAAGCTGGGAATGTTTTTTCCCCGGAGAAGCAAGAAAAGGCATGAAATTTGTTCGTAAGTGGACTGATCCAGCAACCTTAGATGCACTGATGAAATACTGGGCTAAGTATGGGAAAGTGGTAAATGTCTGTATTACAGGAACGAAGATCAATGTTGATATGCGTGTTTCAGAATACGATTCTACGGTCAAAAGCCTGAATGATTATTACTACACGGTAAGATTTATTGACTACGAAAAAATAAGTGTTTCCTCAACGAAAAGAAGTACCAAAACCACAAAGAAAAAGGTCAAAGTAAAGAAAGGACAAACATTACGGAAACTTGCAAAAAAATATCTTAGGTCCAGTAAAAAATACAAGGTTATTTATAATGCAAATAAGAAACTGATTGATTCTAGGAATAAAAAGGAACGTAAGAAACATCCAAAGAAAAAGATCAGCAAATATACGATCTATAAAGGTCAGGTGCTTGTGATTCCTGTTCCAAGCAGTAAATCAGTTTCTAATTCCAAGGTTGAGGAATTAAAGAAAGCAATGAATAAAGATGGCTACTCGAAGCTGAAAGTTGATAAAAAGCTGACATCTTCGATGAAATCAGCCATGAAAAAGATCACGATTCGAACCGGAAGAAAAGGACAGGTCGTAAAATTTGTCCAGAAAATGGTTGGAGTCAAACAGGATGGTGCTTGCGGATCTAAGACAGTAACAGCGATTAAAACTTACCAACGTAAGCACAAATTAACAGTAACTGGTGTTGCTGATTATAAAACACTGTTAAAAATGATAGGAGGATAGGAAGATATGCCAAGTTTAGGAAATCCACTGTATAAAGCAGTTGTAAAGACGGCTTCGGGGCAAGAATACGATCTATACAAATCGAAAGTTATACAGGACCTGACAATGTCTGATGATCCTGATTCGCTGGCAAAAGAGGTCAGCTTAACAGTAATGAACGCTACGAAAAATGGTGTAACACTTGCGACATTGATTCAACCATCAGACCGATTATACATATATGCGAATGTTGGCCATGGAGATTTTGAAGTGTTTCGAGGTGTGATCTGGGATAGAGACAGGGTTACCGATACAGAAAAAAAAGTAACATTTACAGCCTATGATTACTTGATCTATATGATGAAATCTCAAGATTATTTTTATTACAAAAAGGGGCTAAGCACAAAAGAGATTGTAAAAAGAATCTGTACGGCATGGAAGTTGAAACTGAAATACAGTTACGGATCAATCAAAAATAAAAGGATCAAACCAGTACAGAAGAATATTGGAGATATGATCGTATATGTGCTGAACAAGGCGAAAAGTAAACTTTCCAGCCGATATATTTTTACGATTGAAGGAACTACAGTGATTGTCAAGTATGCAAATACTAATACAACGATTTATAAGATTGAGGAAGGAAAGAATGTAATCTCCATAGAGATAAAAGAGACAATGGATGATATCGTTACAAAGATAAAGATCTACGGAGAAGCTAAGAAAAAGTCAATCCCTAAACTTGCATCAGTATCTAAGAATACATCGAAGTTTGGTACGATCCAAGAAGTCATGGATAAAGACAAGAAGGAGAAACTTTCAAAAATAAAGAAACAAGCACAAAAGAAATTGAAGAGCAGTGCAAAGGTCAAGTATGAATATATAGTAACGGCGATCAGTAATCCGAAGATAAAACGTGGAGACACCGTTTACGTTGGATGTGGTACCGCTGGACTTAAAGGAAATAAAACAGTAAAAAGTATTACACATGACTGTGTGGCTGGTACGATGGACGTTGTTTTTTACTAAAGGAGAGTTCTATGCAGAGAAATGGAAGAAAAAATTTTATCCGGGCGATCGAACAGATTTCAAAAGGAAACCAAAGTGCAGCGGATGTTGTTGCAGAACTTGGAACTATGAAAGACGGAGGGATTCTTCCTGACTCTTATCCAGAAGGTGCAGAACCAGATGACGATTTTTTGATGTTATCTGATGCAAAAGTAAGTGATGGCGATCGAGTATTACTGATCTGGACAGATGCAGAGGAAATCGTTGTAATCGGTAAAGTGGAAGGAGATGAAGAAGATGCCGGATAATCTTTTCCCAGAGGAATATGAAAACGAAGAAGAATATTTTGAAGATGAAGAGAACGAAGGAACTGAGGAAGAAAATACAGAAGAAGAGGAAGATGCAGGTTATAAACCCAGCATCTTTTTTGATTTTGATACTGGAGACTTTGTCGTAAATCACGATGGAAAATTAAAAGAAGCCTCGGGATTTGAAGCTTGGATGCAGTGGTGTCAGAAAACATTAATGACACAACGATATGCACATGAGGGATATTCTACGGATATAGGGATTGACTATGAAAGTGCATTAAAAGCTGACAGTAGAGAAGAAGCAGAAAGCATCTTGCAGAGGGAGATAGAAGAAGCGTTAATGGCTGATCCGTCAGAGAGGACTCTGTATGTTGGAAATATTACTTTTGAATGGGCAGCAGATGATTGTCTTGTAACAGTACAGGTGCAGGGCATTGATGGAGATATAGAAATACAGACACAATTTGAAAGTGAGGTGGTCTAAAAATGGCATTGGAAGCAGAAGAACTAGAATTGCCAGATTTCCTGAATAATTCGAGTGAAGAGGAAATCCATGAAAAGATGCTTAGCAATCTTCCAGAAGATATTGATAAATCCGAAGGCGGTTTTCCTTGGGATTTTACACGTCCGACAGCGATTGAGATAGCAGAGCTAAAAGAATATGTGCTTGTGGAAGTATTGAAAAGTCTTTCGCCGGTAACCTGTGAAGAATCTTACCTATTGGATTACCACGCTGATGGAAGAGGTCTTGTACGAAGAGAATCGGTAAATTCAACAGGATATGTGACTGTTACAGCAAAAGCCGGTCTTGTTATTCCTTTAGGATATGGTTTTTCTACAGAAGCAGATGACGAAGGAAATACGATAGATTTTGTAACAACAGAGGAAGTTACGGTCGATTCTCTTGGAAATGCAAAGATTCCAATTGAGGCAGCAGAAGGAGGATTTGCAAGCAATGTTGGAGTAAATACGATCGTATTACATACTGGAGATGAGACAGGAGAACTGCTCGATGAAATAATCTCTGTTACAAATGAGGAAGCTGTTACAGGCGGTTTGGATGAAGAGGACGATGATACTTTAAGAGAACGAATTGTTGAGTATGATCGAAGCCATGACATTTCCTATGTTGGGAATGTGGCGGACTATAAACGATGGGCATTGTCAGTTCCCGGTGTTGGTGCAGTTACTGTGATACCAGCAAAAGATGACTCTGGAATAATCAAGATCATCTTAATGGATCAGAACGGAGTACCAGCATCGAAGCAGATTCAAGATGCTGTGTATGATTATATTATGCGTCCAGATAGTGAATCAGATCGCTTAGCACCGCCCAATGCTGTATTAGAGATAACGGCTCCTGAAACAGTAGTAGTTAACATATCAGCTGTGGTTTATTTGAGAGAAGCAGAAATTGGCGATGTGCAGAATGATTTGAAAGCTGCACTTCAGTCATATTTGTTAAATGTTTCATCGAATGATAGTGCGGTTAGAATATCAGCGATCAACAGTATCCTTGGAGCTGTATCAGGTATCTATGATTATGACAGTGTACAAATCAATGGAGTGTCAAAAAATGTAGACCTTGAATCTGGACAAATGCCGGTTTTAGGAACAGTAAGAATAACGGAGGGATGATACTATGTGGTATAAAACAGACCTTATGGAGCAAATCCTGACGAGTGAAAGTGCAAAACAAATGATTGACTATGTATCGCCGATTTATGGGAAATCAAGAATCGGACTTTGGCTGTTCCAAGTGATCGGACTTGAGATAGATGACGTAAAAACAATATGTAAAGATATATTTGATCAGATATTTGTTGATCGTGCTACATGGGGGTTCTCTATTTGGGAAAAAGAATACGGAATAACGCCGCTTCCAGATCAGACGATTGAGCAGAGAAGAACACAGATTTTGCAAATGAGGATAAAAAGGCCTTTGAATCCTAAAAGGTTTGAAAAGATCATAGAAGCTTTGAGCGGTGTAGAAACAAAGCTCATAGAAAATACAGCAAAAAATACATTTCAAGTCAATCTTTATGGCGAAGTAAATAATTATGATGAAGTAGTAAGAAGAATTGACGAATTGAAACCAGCACATTTATTGTGCGATATTCGTGTTTCAGACGTTATAGAATCAGAGACGGCATTGAATTATGCGATTGTTTCAGGCTCTTGTGAATATTCTTCTTCAATCGTTAGTGAGGTATAAAATCATGTGGGAAAATACAGTAATTACAAATGCAGGTATTGAATTATTAAAGAATGCCTTAAGCGGAGGAACAATAACAGTAACAGCGATCAAGTCTGGTGCTGGTAAAGTTGACGTTAGTGCTTTGAAAAGTCAGACGGCGGTATCATCAATTAAGCAGTCTGGAACAGTACAGGGCGTGACAAAAACAAACGAAACAATCAAGATAGGAGTATTGTTTTCAAACGCTGGTTTATCTGCCGGATACAGCATGACACAGCTTGGAATTTATGCAAAAGGATCAACCGGAAGTGAAGTGTTGTTTGCGATTTCTCAAAGTACAACAGGGAAAGAAGTTCCGGCAGAATCGGCTATGCCGTCATGGTCGTTAGTACATAATTTTTACATCAAGCTTAATAATGATGTAACAATGACAGCAACGGTTGATCCAGAAGGGTACGTTACATTTGAAACTATGCAGACAGCGTTAAATACGCATACAGGAAACAAGAGCAACCCTCATAGTGTTACTAAGTCGCAAGTAGGCTTAGGGAACGTTCCGAACGTAGTGACAAATGATCAGACACCGACATATTCAGATACAACAACTCTTGTGACTTTATCAAGTGGCGAGAAAATATCTATTGCATTTGCAAAGATTAAACTTGCAATTACAACTCTGATTAATCATCTTGCGAATAAAAGTAATCCTCACGGAGTTACTAAAAGCCAAGTTGGATTAGGCAATGTGGAGAATAAAAGCAGTGCTACAATCCGTGGAGAATTAACCAAAGGTAATGTAACGACAGCCCTTGGATTTACGCCAGCAAATCAGACTGACATGACGAATGCACAGGATGCTATTACGCAGTTAAATTCTGATATATCCGGAATGCACTTTATATCGATGAAGTTATCCG